ACTGCTGAAGCCCTAGGCGATTTCTCCAAGGAACGGTTTACAGGTCTCACGACAGAGACCGAGTATATGTCCGCTCTATTCTCCGGGACCGGCACGCGCAAGGGGTTTGACGACGTAAAATTCAAGCAGGCACGTCATTCCTACCTGTACATGCGCGGTACAAACTCGACGGTCGGTCTCAAGTCCTGGCCGTGCGATTATCTCGTCTTAGATGAGTATGACGAGATGAACAAGAAGGCAGTCGAGCTTGTGCAAAAGCGCCTGATCGCCTCGCTTGTCAACCGCCGCCTCACGCTCTCGACTCCTACGCTACCCGGCAAGGGTATTAACGGGCTTTACCTCAAGTCAGATCAGCGCATATGGGAAACGCTATGCCCTTCCTGTGGTCAGTATAACCATCTCGATTTCTTCAGGGACGTGTATGCGAACGGTAAGCCTTATGACGAGTGGAAGCAGGAGACAGAAGAGAGCTTGAGCACAGCCGTCTATACGGCGAAGTGTGCGAGTTGTTACGAAGTCATACCGGACAGTGCCCGCTACAGCCTTGGGCGATGGATAGCACAGAGACCGGAGGTTACAAGCCTGCGAGGTTATCTTGTGCCCTCTCTGTGTTTCCCGGTTTGCAAGCTGAATGAGTTAGCTAAGAAGGCAGTAAGCTATGATCCGACTGTCGTAACTGAGTTCTATAATTCGGACCTGGGGCTTGCCTATGAGCCTGCCGGGTCTCAGGTAACAGAGGGGATGCTACAGGCGCTCGCCGCCGAGCTCGATAGCGGATTACTGCCGGCAGGACCGTGGCGCGAAACAACGATGGGCATAGACGTAGGCAGGAGGCTGCACGTGAAGATCACGTCGACCGGGCCTGGCGGATACCGCTTCACGCGCTATATGGGCACGCTCAAGAGCGACAAAGACAAGAGTATGTGGCAGTTTGCGGACGAACTCATAAAGCAGTTCCATGTCCGGCGCGTCGTTGTAGACGCGGCCCCGGAGTGGGACGCCTGCGAGCGTTGGGCGCGAAGGCATCCGGGTAAGATATTTCGGGCGATCTACCTTGTCGGTAAGCACGCGATGGAAGGATCGACCTATCGCATCACGGCGAGCGAGGACGAAAAAAAGAAGGAGAAGGAGAGTAAGAAAAAAGGTGGTAGCTACAAGGCAGTCGAGGATATGATGCAGATCAACCGCACAAAGGCTATGGATGCGGTCCTGGCCGTGATCGAGCGATGCGAGGAGAGATGGCCGCTCAGTGTGCTCACTAACCGCGAGGTCATCGAGAATATGACCGCGCCCTCTCGCGTGCTGAGTGTTGGCGACAATGGGCAAGAGGAAGCCGAGTGGCAGCATACTTCTCCCGATCACTACTACCATGCGATGGTTTACGACCGAATCGCTTACTTGAGTTTGCCTAAGTCCATCGGAGTCTTTCACCCAGGGACCGGCGCAACCGGTTGGTAATCTTACCTTGAGGTAATGATCTGAAAAGAATTATTGATCGTAAGATGGCAGCTATGTTACATTAGCGCCGACCGCCACACACGCACATAATCTTAAAGTAGAAGACTTGAGGATATTTGGAGCAAGTGTGCGTGTGTGCCTTCTCAGGTTTTTCGAAGGACGCCCTGATAATTAATGAAAATCAGATACAGATGTATACCCTGCGACGTTGACCGCGAGCTAGACGTTCGTGAACGAAAAGAAGGGGAAACAATAGAAGCCTTTGTGTCCGATATTGTCAGCACTGTAGGCTTTGTTCATAAGTTAGAAAACCCCACTTGCGATCATGGGCAGGTCGATCTACTTTTGCCGGTCACACCAGAAGGTAAGATCGGTGGGTATAGGGTGCCTGAGTCAATCGAGGCCGCAAAATGAAGAAAAAGAAGAAGAGGGACCGGAAGCGCGAGGCAAAGCGCGAACTGGGGGTGATGAACTTCGCGGTAAAGCCTGAGACTCCAGCGCCGACAAGGTCCAGGGCTAAGGATTCGTCTCCTCCGAAGATGAGTGCGAGGGCAGCGCGCGCGGACGAGCTTTCCAGATTACCGGGTGGCCGTGTCACGGCAGATGACCGCTTTGATATATTCGGCGGTCACTTTACCGTGCTTCAACCCCCGACCGAGAGCGAGAACACCTGGCGCACGCTGAGGCTTGACGATAGGGCGCTATCGCGCATGTCTGCTACCCGGTTGATCGAGCTTATGTGCGACCTGTCGCCGGATATTTCAAAAGCGGTCTGGGACTTCAACCTGTTCATCAATCCCGGCTTTGAGTGTCACGCATATAAACCGGAGTCCGATGATACGAAAGACCCGAAAGGCGAAAAGGCGCTCAAGCTCTTTATAAACAAACTCAAGGAAATGTACGGCTCGCTCGACGTGGTTATATCACGTATAGCGATTGGCGGGTGTCTGCGCGGCGGGTTCTTCGCCGAGCTTGTGCTTGACGATGACGGCGAGACCCCTATAGACCTGGCAACCCCCGACCCCCAGAGCGTCAGGTTCAAGCGTGTCGATACAAAGGGGCCGCGCGGCAGGGTGTGGGAGATGGGCGCTTACCAGGGCGGCAACTGGGTAAGCTACGAGTGGCCGACTATCAGGTATATTCCGATACACCCGCTTCCTGAAAACCCTTACGGCCGTTCGCTGGTCTCGCCGGCGTTATTCTCTGCACTATTCCTGCTCGGTCTCCTTCATGACCTCAAGCGCGTTGTTCAGCAGCAGGGTTATCCGCGAATTGATATTGTCATCCATCTTGAGAAGCTGCTCGCCGTGATGCCGGATGAGATCAAAGATGACCCGGCAGAGTTCAAGAAATGGGTTGACGGGGCTATTAAGGAAGTCAAGGACGTATATAAGGCCCTGCAACCTGATGACGCATTTATCCACCTAGACCCGATTGAAGTAAACGGGTCTGTCGGCGCGGTCGACGCTAAATCGCTCGGCGCAGTCGACGCGCTCATACGCGCGATCGAACGTATGACGGTCCGGGCCTTAAAGTCTATGCCCCTCCTTATGGGAACGACGGACGGGGTTGCCGAGGCGAACGCCAACCGGCAATGGGAGATCCACGCGCAGGGGATAAAGTCCATCCAGCACCTGATCGAGACTTTGCTCGAACGGCTGTTCACTCTCGCTTTGCAGGCTCAGGGCATAGTCGCGGAAGTTCGCTTCCGCTTCTCCGAGCTCCGAGCTGCAGAAGAGTTGAGAGACGAGCAAAGCCGCTTCCTCAAGTACACGAATGAGGCATTCGCCTACGCGCAAGGGTGGCAAAACAATGACCAGGCGGCGCAGAACGCAGTCGGTCACAAGGCTGATGCCGAGGAACCTCGCCAGATGACGGCAAGCTCTGGGGGGAACGTCGCAAATCTAAACCCCGATCCAGGTGCTAACCGGGTTGTACTGAGATTCAATACGCCCAGGGGCGTGATAAAGATCAAGGGAACACGCGACGGCTTTATACCGGAGGGCGCGGACCTGCCACTTGCGCCGATACCCGGAACAGTCACGATCTCGGATGAAGAGTTCGACCGAGCTATAGCGGATTGGGACAGCACCGAGTTTGACGTTGAAGGGGTCGATGCGGTTGGGCTGCTCAGCGCAGAGGTTATTGAAGGATAGAGACTGCGGCGCTCAAGGGGACGAGGGCCGCACAGGACGGGTTTGCAGATCGCGCGGGCTTGCCTGGGCCTGGGCGATCATTGCCCAAGCGCAAACCCGTCCTCAAATCTTTCGCTTGTTCGCCTCACTGCGAGAGTGAGGCGCGGATTGAAACTAGCTAATATGGCCTGGCAATGGAATAAGCGACTCAGGAGGTATCAAGAATCCTCCACAGGAAAGATACTATCGAGCGAGCAGCAGCGCGCACTGCACCAGCAGTTCATCGACAAGCAGAAGGCCCTGACTGATGACATAGCGAGACGCCTTGCGGCCCGCGAGATAACATTGCAGCAAGCCGAGGCCCTATTCCGAGAGCGGATCAAAACAGTGTGGCTCGACGAATACGCGCTGGGGATCGGGGGCCGCTACCAGATGACGCCGACCGATTTCGGGCGCGTGGGCGCGATGGTCAAGACCCAGTATAATTACGCACATATCTTCTTTCAGGAGATCGCACGTGGCGAGCACAGCGAGGCGATGGTAAGACTCAAGATGGGCAGGTATCTTGAGTCGGGCGGGATGGCTTACGAGCGAGCGAATGCGCTCTCACACGGCTTTGAGCTTCCCACGTATCCGAGGGACGGTACGCAGGAGTGTAGAGCTAACTGTCGGTGCTACTGGTCAATAGAAGAGACCGAAGGCGAGTGGCGCGCACGATGGGTTAAGGCGCGCGGGGATAACTGCGCGACCTGTATTGATAACGCTTCAAGCTATAACCCCTTAGTGCTTAAGAAGGCCGCTTAAAAAAATATGTTGCACCCATAATACCAGCTATGGTATAAGGAGCGCGAGCAGGCCACACTATAAAGCGTTACAACTTGGCAAAAATGGGCGACGATAAACCGACTCCGAGTAATAAACCATTACCTCAAGGTAAGAAATCAAATAAAGAGACGCGGGACAAGAAGGAAGAATACCTGCGCACGCTCGAAGAAAGCTCTCGGAATCGTCCGCCCGTGGCTAATAAAATCCGGCAACCTCAGTAATCGACGTGGAAGAAAAAACCGATCAGGGCGCGATGGGTGCGCGTCCGGACGCGGCGGGCTGCTCTGCCGACGAGCGAGCTTTTGCCCTGCGTCTTTACAGGACCGTTTGCCGTCAAAAGCAAGACCTCGAAGAGCGATATGGGTTCGGCAAACGTCAAGGGGATGCTGCGGGCCGCAGTGCCCGCGACATAGATGTCGCCTCAAGAGAACCCGCGTTGTAGAACTAGCGACGTGCGGCCCTGGGTTATGCCGGGCTGTCTGTGATCTGGCTAGGTAACGCGGCGACAGCGAAGCATTGATGCGTAATCGCATCGTCGACGATGCTTCCGCTCTTGAGGCGATAGCGCCGTAGTTCCTCCTCCAACTGAATAAGGGCCTCGAACGTCCTTACGTTCCCGCCCGCCTTTGAGCCGAATCTTGAGGCCAACTCCTCTCGCCTCTCACTCGGCTTGAGGGCGGGCTTTTTTCTTTTCGAAAGGCGGTTCCATGAGACGAGACGTTGACTTCAGCAAGAGCGTGTTCGGGTTTCCGGCCTCGATTCTTCGCTTCAATGAAGAGCAAGCGCAACAGAGACAACTGACGGTCGAAAAACTCACGCGACTTGCGCGGTCCAAAGTCCCTGACCCCTCCGTCTTTGATGAACGCACGCCCTATTTTTTTACTGCGCTCGCCTCAAACAACCGCCTGGACTCCTACTACACACGCATGGCTAAAACCTCGCTCACGAATTACAGCGAGGACGCTAATGCGGGTGTGTCTTTCCAGAACTCCCACCGCTGTAGGGAACTGAGTCTCGGGCGTTCGCTGATGGCAGAGCTACGCACGACTGCGGGCGGGCTCGTCTTGCCTGATGAATTCGGAGGAGCAACCGACGATCTAATTGAATTGATCGTCGACTACTACACGCTTCCACAGCTTCGACTCACCGAAATTAACACGGATGACTTTATCGTCGGCATTCGCGGCGGGCTTGTCGCGGACGTGTCCATAGGCTTCTACGGCGGCGATTTTATTTGCTCCATCTGTGGTCTCGATCTGTGGGATTGGGACTGCCCGCACATACCGGGCATTGAGTACCAGGTGACCGATAACGCAGGCCACGTGACAGGGACGCGACGCGCATTCGCCTGGATCGAGAACGCGCGGCTCGCTGAGACGAGCGCGGTTTACGAAGGCGCGACCCCTGGGGCGGCGATCCTAAAAGCTCAGATGGAGGCCGAAAGCGGGCGCATTCGGCCTGAACAGGCTGCGGTCATTCGCAGTCGCTATTTAATCGATCTGCCTGACAAGCGCACGCAGATCGCAGTCACTAAAACGACCGGGGAGGCTGAAACTATGACAGGACAAAACCAGGGCGACCGTGGTAACCCCGCGCCGCCTGCACCTAACCCGACCGACCCGCAACCTCCGGCAGATCAGAGAGCAGCCGACCCGAATCAAAGCGGCACAGAAACGGGCAGGCTGCTTGAGCAACTGAGGGCGATCCTCAGCGAGCGCGAGACGGCAGAGACCGAGCTGCTTGCGGGTTTCCGCGAAATGCTCGCCACCCCTGACGCCTTTCGCGGGCTCGTCAGTCTGGCAGAGGACGGGAGGCGATACCGCAACGACCTGATCGCGGAGGCGATAAAGCAGGGCGGGCGCGCCTACGGAACTAACTTCAAGGAGAGCGAATACCTGCCTATTCTTCGCAGCGCCTCAATAGCTGTCATCAAGAGGTTCATCGAGGACTGGAAGGGCGTGGCGGATCGCAGTCTGACAGGCGGCAGAAAAACCGTAGAAGGCGAAGCAGAAACGGATAGAGAGCCGCAAACCGCAACTTTACCGCAGCCGATTCTCGGGGCGGTCTATCAATAGTGCTGGCCGCGCGAGTATCGCGCCGGCGAGCTCGCTTCGATGTCAGTAGCTTTTCGTGGAGGGAACACATGGCAGACCCGCGGGACAAAACCAGCTTTGACAATATCGATTACCACGCCACGACGATGTACGCGGATGCGATCGGCGACATCGTTTTCGACCCAACCAAAGAGGGCGGAAGCGCAGTCGTCGGTCGCGCTGTGATGCGTGTTGCCGGAGGCAAGATAAGACTTGTCGGCGACGGCGACAAAGTTGCCGGTAAGTTGCTCAAGGTCGAATCTGACGGGGCTTGCTCTGTTCAGGACGAGGGCTATTGCCCGCTTCCGGGTGGAGAAGGCGCTGTCCTGACAGTGGGCCGCCCGTTTGTTGGCGACCTGGGCGCGGCCGGCGCTCGCGGCTTCATACGCGAGGCGGCTGCACCCGGAGCGGCGTATGTGGAGGCGACAGCCGACGACGTGTCCAACCAGCGCGGCGAGATTGTCGACTCGTCAGTTGCGACCGAGACGGTCGTAAAACTCTAACCCGCCCGCCAGGGCAATCTTTACCTCAAGGTAACGAGTCACTCAGGAGGCATTTCTATGACAGGTGCTCAGATCGAAAGTATAGCGCCGGCCGACATGCTGCGCGATCTTAACTCAAACCATTTTATTGCAGCCTACAAGAGCGGGCGTAGCCTTTCGGCCTGGCTCGAGGAGCGCATGCCGTATGATAAATACAAAGACGGCTTTGACGCTTTTCAGCGGCTGCTCTATCTGGCAAGGATTCGCACCCAAAGCGT